TATAATGATCTAAAACATTATGAAGCTTATTTATCTGTACCGTCGTTATTACAAGAATTATCTAAAGATACAACTGAAAAAGGAAAAAAAAGAGTACAGTATTTAAAAGATAAAATGAGAGAAACTTCGGATATTAAAAATACTATTGCAGCTTTGCAGGCTCAAATAGTATTAAGAGCAGTAGACTATGCTAATACCCAAGGAGTTCAAGGATTAACTACTTTTAATAAAAAAATAGATAGTGTTACAAAGTATATGGTTAGTTTGTCTCAACATAGTAATCCTTATATGAGAGTATTATGGAGAGCTGTTAGAGATATTAATACTCAAATGGTAAAAATATCAAAAGACACTGCTCAAGAAATAGAAGCGCTTGAATTAGATCTAAAAAAGAATAGTGATAAATCAGGTGTAAACATTTATGATGATTTAATTAATCCTGAAACTTTAAACTTACATCCTAAATTTTCTACTGAGTTTTATTTAATAAAAGAAACTGCTTTAGAGCAAAGAGATGTAGCTACAATGAAAGAGTTATATGAAATAGATCCTGCGCAGTACAAAAAATTTCAAAAAAGGAAAGAGGGAGCTTTTAAAGCAATTGAAAATAGTAAAAACAGTACTATAGCTAAAAGAGAAGAACAAACAAAATGGGAAAAACGATGGGATGTTAAAAAACACGATGAGGCATGGTTAAATTATAGAAATTCTCAATATGGAGGATTCTTAAGAATGAAAAAATCTACAGAATCTAAATATAAATCTGAAGCTTATAAAAAAATTGAAAGTAATCCTGCTTTACTTAATTTTTATGAGTACCATAGAAAACAAACTAACATTGCGGGACAAATATATGGAGTAGATTTAGGTGCTGGTTTTATTGCAAATGTACATAAAGACATTATAGATGGATGGATACACGACGGCGCTAAGTTAAGTGATATGACTCAAGCTGCATTAGATTTAATTCAAGTAAGACAACATGATCTAGGATTTGGTGTACAGGACCCTAAAGGAGGTTTTGTTAGACGTGTTCCTAGGTTATTTACTAGAGAACTTGAAGATGCTAATCAAAATATAGATCGTAATCTTAAAACTAGAGATTTAGGTAAAAGTCTATATTTACTTATGATGGCCGCTAATACATATAAATTCCACACAGAAATATTGCCTCAAATATCATTATTAGAAACTATGCTTCAAGATAACTTCTGGCAAGCTGAGCAAATACAAGAAGATCAATTTGGGGATGTTGTAAAAGAAAATACAGAAGAGACAGCTAAAACTGCTAAAAATACAAATGCGGAAACTTTTAGTGATTTTGTAAATACTTATATCTATGGTAGAAGTATTAAGCATGGAGATATGGTAAGTAAAAATAAAGTCAGTGCTAATAAAACTGTTATGGCTTTAAAACAATATCATAGTATTACCATGCTAGGATTAAGCCCGATGGTTGCAGGGGGTGCTTTAGGCGCTGGTGTTGTAGGATTACATGTACAAGCTAGTAAGGGCCTTCATTATACACACTCACAATTAATAGAGGCAGAAAAAATGTATGTAACTAGAGATCCTAAATTAAGAGCGATCATGGAGTTCTTTGAAGTATCCTTAGAAGATCTGATGACACGTAGAGGGGACCTTTTATCTGCTAGTTTTAGAGGTAAATATATGAATGCAGATAGGTGGTTCGAGTTGTTAGCAAGGGCTGATAGAACTATAGATGCTGTTTTAGCTGTAGCCATGGCAAAAAATCATGGGGTACATCCTGAGACAGGTGAATTAATGAGAATGAAAGATTTACCTAAAGATGCTAAATCTATCTTTGATGCAATTGAATTTAAAGAGAATCCTAAATGGAAGATAGGGAGTACTCATGATAAATATATAGTTACTTTACCTGGGTTTCAAGAGCAAAAAATTAAAGGAACTAAAGAAGAAAAAGCAGCAATATTAGAACAAAATAGAAAAGCTATTAATGCTTTTGGGCTTTTTAAAGATAAAGTACGTATAATGGGAGGTAAAGTTAAAGGTACCATGGATAAAAACGATTTAGCTTTATTTAATACTCATATAGTTGGTAAACTATTTATGCATTATAGATCTTGGTTACCTGGATTAGCATTAGAAAGATTTGGTAGATTAAGATACGACTATATAATGGATCATTTTGATCAAGGTACTTGGAGAGCATTGTGGGGCAACTTAGGATCAGGAAAAACTTTTGATACTGTAGAACAAGCAGTGGATACTGAAGTAACTATGCTTGCGCATGTAGGGGAAGTAGCAAAAGACTTAGTTAAAATAGGAGTAGATATAGGAACCTTTGGATGGACAGATCTAGCCGCTCCTAAAGAAAAACTTGCAAGATCTGCATTTGATAAGTTTTTATTTAATCAAACAGGTAATCCTAAATTTGATAATCTAGAAAAAGGTACAGAAGCATATGAAAAAATGTATGAAAAATTTCTAGAGTCTAAACAAGCTAATATAAGAGGGGCCCTTTCAGAACTAAGAGCAGTTTTATTATTAATACTTACTCTTATGGGATTAGGTGCAGATTGGGATGAAGATGGTGAAATAGATATAAGACAAACTTGGGCAGGTAGAAAATTATATGCTTTATTAAATAGAACTTATAGAGAGGTAGCATTTTTCTATGATCCTAGAGAATTAACAGGTCCTAGAGCTTCTGGTATTCCTTTAATGAGTGGGGCGTCGTTACTTTTAAGATGGTCTAATAATACTCTAGATGAATTAAGAGATGACGTTTTTGGTGAAAACGCAGTAAGTAGTGATCGAACTGAAAGAGGACATTATACTCTTCAAATGGTACCAGGTATAAATACAATGACTAAGTTTGTTGAAGCATTAGAGCATATGAAAGCCGATAGATACAACTAAACATGAGACAAAAAGGGGGCTTAAAAGCCCCTCTTTTTTTTATAAATAATAAGTTATATCAAAATGCTCTACATGTTTTTCGGGTATACTGTATAATTCAGCGTCATCAGGTAAATCCATACCTATTTTATTTTCTAACGCTCTTTTTCTTCCTATTGTTTTAAATAAAATTTGTCCAATAACATTATCGACGTTCATTTTATGATATTCTAATATTTTTAATTTATAATTTCTATTAAATTTAGAATATTTTCCTTCTTTAAATAATTCAAAGTTTCTTTTTTGTTTTTTAGGTACATCAAATATAATTAAAACATGATTTTCATCAATATTTCTCATATCATAAAAACTTTTAAATTTTCTTACTGTTTTTTGAAATTTATCAAACAAAATATCTCCAGACCATCTGTATAATAAGACTATTTTGTCTTCTAATTCTCCTTTAATTCCAATAAAAGTATTTATAAGCAATTGATTATAAAACCATAATTTCTTTTCTCCTCCTAACATAGGGGTAATAAATATTGATGATTTTGTTTTTTCTGCAACTTTTAGATCATAAAATAAAATGTTTTTTCTAATTTTTTTTTGTATAATATTTACTTTATAAGAATTTCTTTTTATCGTGATTTTTTCTCCTCTTGATAACACACTTCCGTCAAGAAATTCTAGTGATACTATTTTATCTTCATAATAATGAGGTTTAATAAGACTAGTACCACCAGATATTCTTACAATAGATGACCCTATTGGACTCAATATAGGCATCTCGCATTTAATTTTTGCCATTTATAGAATTATTTAAAACATTAATATTAATTGGTTCCAACTCTTCTAGTTGAATTCCTGTTCTGTGAAGTACGTCGTCTGCAGATCTAAGAATGTAGATCAGGTTAAATGTCTCTTCAAAGATAGTAATTCCTTTTAATATTCCAAATTTTTCTATATATTTATTTAATACTATTTGTGGCAAATCTGTTATTTTTTGGTCTTTTACAATTAATTCAGCTGTTTTTGGACCTATTTTTGGTATACCAGGTATACCGTCTCCAGGATCTCCCATTAACATTTGTTTCCATAAAAAACGAGTTGCATCTTTATGTGTAGTTTTAACAAATTGAGTTTTACCATAATTAAAATGTCTTCCTTGAGTCTGTAATAATACATCTTTATCAGGACTACATAATATTGAATTGCCTGTTTTATAGGCGCACACTAAATCGTCTGCTTCTAATCCTTTTACATATCTAAACTTCCAAGTTTGTTGTATATATTCTCTTAAAGCATAGAATATAGGGGGCTTAGGACCACCTTTTCTATTACCTTTATAGGGCCTTTGTTTTGCGACGTCATATCTAAAACATTTACCTATTGTTAAGAATCCAACAAAATTACAAGTTTCACAACAAGCAAGTATACTTATTATTCTATCGTCTAATGATTTCATAGCCTCTTCTAATGTAGACTTATTCATCTCATAATATAATAAGCTGTCGCCATCAATTAATGCAACTGGAGAATGTTCTCCATACATTAATTCCATTTCATATGGTAATGGTCCAAATAAAGATGAGTCACTAGACTTGTCATCCCAGAGTTCGTCTAGTGACTTAGTATCTTTATCTGACATTACAAAGAATTTAATTCAGCTGTTTCTTTATCACATGCTTCCTTACATTCAGACTTAGCTTGTACAGCTTCTGCACGCATTTTATCCCACTCTTCATCTGTTTGCGCAGCATAACTAGAACTATGGTACATAGAACCATTTACACCTGCAAGAGAAGAATGAACAAAATACTGTAAACATCTGATCGCACCGTCTTCATCATCAGGCACTGCACCAATATGCATAGGATCAATAAATACATTATGGATCTCACCGCTATACCAAGAAATATACTTTAAACCTCCAACATGAAGACCTTTAACACATGATCGTGTATCATTAGTATTAACTTGGTCCCAGTTAGCTAGTCTATGAGTACATCCAACTTTAATAAAGTGTCGTGGAGTTCCGCCGTATCCATTTGGTCCTTCACAATAGAATGCATCACCACCTTTTCCCATTACAGAAGGTTCAAATAATCTATCTTCTACATTTTCAGGTAAACCTTCAGAGTCAATTTCCCCTGTATCAGGATTGAAAGTTCTTTTATATCTTGGTTCTAATTCTCCAGTTTCTGTATTATACTTATCAAGTATTTCTCTAGAAACTTTATAACCATTTAAAAGTCCTTCATTAGTGATCTTCATTTGATACATCGTTGCTCTTTTTTCAGCAATTTCTTCAGTTAGACCGTGCTCTTCCATAAGCTCTTCCTTGAGTTTAGGATGCACATATTGCATATTTACAAAATTAAAAAATCTTGTAGAAAAATCCATTCCAAAACCTCTTTTGGTTTTTTTCCTAAGAATAGGATTTCTTAACCATCTAGTCCACATTTTAACTAGAGGATCAAAACTAATACCTTTATCAATAGATTCAAATATTCTATCTACTAATGCTTTAGGCATTGGTATTGATGAGACTACACCATTGTGCTTTAAAAAGAATTCACCTGTTCCTTTATTTATATGAATAAATTCACATTGTGATTCTACAGTTTGTGTGTAATCCATTACAGCTAAAGGCGCAAAAGATCTTAAAGATCTTTCGTATTCTTCAACTGTTTCTGCTTTGTTAGCCATTTCAGCTAACTCTTGCATTTGTTTATAAACTTTCTCATCGAAGTCTACACAGAAAGGGGTATCCCCATAAGATCCTGAGATCTTGTCGTCAATAACGTTGATTGAAATCATTTTACTTTAGTTTTTAATTATTAAAAAATATATCTAATTTTATTCCATGGAATCATAGCTCCATGCAGCTGTTTAAATTCCTTAATAAACTTACGTTTTAAACCTAATTTGTATCTGATATTTAGTCCGCCATACTGAGATCTCTTTTTCTCTTGTATTTGGGGTTGCCATAAATCTTCTTCTGCTAATGGTTTATAATGTAAGTTTTTTAAGTGTTTATTCTCTTCGTGTGTTAGAAAAATACATTCTGCTAATACTTGATCTTTATATTCTACATAGTCATTCATCATGTCAAATACTTCTTTATAATCTTCTAGCCATCCTTTATATACTATAATGGGACTATAATTTACATGCACGTCGTATCCAGCATCTATAAATGCATCAATAGCTTTTATTCTATCAATAATAGGTGTGGTACGAGGCTCATGTAAGTCAGACATATGCTGAGGCATTAAACTAAACCTAATTCTAATTTTTCCTTGTGGATTATAATTAATTAAGTCTGGATTAACGTACTTTGTAGCAAAGCTACCCATTGCTCGTTCATGCTTTTTGAAAAAATCAAATATATATTCCCATTTATGATATTTAGCATGCAATGCAAAATCTTCATTGCAGCTAATATCATAAGTAATATATTCAGCATGAGTCTGATTAGGTTTATCTACTACAGCAAACGTCGCATGATCATTAACAGCTGTTAATATATCATGTGGGTTTACTGCAATAGATAATCCATCAGGTTTATGGCGTTTCATATAACAGTATGAACAGTCATACAAACATCCATAACCAAAGCTTGGGGATATATAATCCGTAGATCTCCCAGAAGGTCGTATTACAAAAGTTTTTCTAACATCTTTTGTTACTTTTCCCATTTCAAACGATCTTTAGCTTCTAAATATATACGTAGTTCTTTTTCTAATTCTGGTGTCACATCTGGTGTAGCATCAGGATCATCTTGAACAGTTGGTATTTCATTTAATAGAGGCTGTAAAGTTTGTCCAAATTCTTGGATTTCTTCATAATCATCCATTACACTTTGTATTGTAGCTTCTGACCCTGGAATGTCCAGAACAAAAAGCTCTCTACTTTTTTGTGCAATTAGATTTTCATCATCTGTTTCTTTACAAAATCTTTGAAATTCATCAAGTTTTTCTATTTGTGATATAATCCCATGATATTCATCACTAGTTAATTGATTAGATCTTTCATATCTTTCATTATAATGTTCATCTCTAATCTCAAAACAGTTTTTGAATTTTTCAAATAGTTCAGGATGAATTCCTTTTAGCCCTGTCATAAATCGATAGTCTCTAATTTGATCTAATTTACGAGCAGTGTACCATTTCATTAAATGTGTGTCCATAGTATATTCATTTTTATCGTTTAATTGTAAAAAGTACTCACTTATATGCTTACAGTTAGAATTTTGCTTAACGAATTTAACTGACTTTGCAGATAATCTAATCAATTGCGGAAGAGTTATATCCTCATTTCTAAGATTTTCTGTTTTTGCCCATTCTTGGTATTGACCATTTTCAGATCCCCAAGTTTTCATAAATCTAACAGGAGCTTGATCATAAAAGAATACAGGCTCATGATTATTATGACTATAAGGTCTCCAAGTATGATCATCGTCTTTTTGCTCTTGATAAAAATCTCTTTGTGTAGGCGCTTGCCAAAATAAAGTCATTGCTGCAAATTGTAGCTGTGCTTCATCTTCTTTAGTACCATAATAAGTGATTCTTTCAGTAGACATAAGATCCTTAGTTCTAGGTTCAATTTTGTCCCAAACAAATCTTTCATCTCTTTCTTCATACCTAAGAGTATAAGCAACCATTCTCTTTTCTATCTCTCTACGTTCCATAGGTGATAAACTATCAAATTTTGCCATCTCTTCTTTTTCCGCTATTGACGCCTTACGAGCTTCTAACCACTCTTCAGGAACTTCAACATCATCATAACTTTTAAGCTCTGGCGATGCTTTAATAGCATCAAGAACAAGTTTTGATTTATTAAGACTATTCTTAAATAAACCTATAGCTTGTTGTTTTGATTGTCCTTCTTGCATCTTAGTAATAGAATCTGGTGTATCATCGTTCATTATATCATTTATAACTACTACCTTACCTCCATGCTGTTCTAATAAATACATATCTTTATATTTATTAAAACTAATTATTTGGCTTTTAAGGTAAATAGCTTCTGGATTCCAATTTCCCCATTTATCTAAGTCATTCCTTTCAATTTTATCCTTTCTTTCTTTATAATCGTACGCTTCTACAATATGTTTTACTTCTAAATGTTTAAACACTGTTTTAGGAGCTTGAAAAGTAAGTTTCTTATTACCAGGGAACTTAGGCTTTATTTCAGTTTTATCTATAATTTTAGATAGTCTTCCTAATGTAGAATTACTATCTGCATCATGTAAAACTTGAGTACAGGCATGTAACCATTTAATATAATCGCTTTCTTGCAATTGTTCTTCAATGATTTTACTTGCTTCATCAGCAGCTCTTTTAATTACACCTTGGACATAAGCTTTAGTCTTTTCATTCCAAATAACCTTTTCTCTTGATGGAGTAACATCTACACCTTCTTGAATAACTATTTCTTCATTAGTTTCAGGATCAGTCATACTTTGTCTAATAGGACATTTAAATGCAATAGCACCCCATAAACTTTCCATTTCTAACTCACGGAAATCTATGTGCCCATAATTAATACCAGTAGCAGCTCCTTTTTCTCTAACGACTACAATATGTGGCCTGTTGAATACCCAACTATCTGAGATAATTAAATTCTCTGAATTATGTAAAACTTCAGCTTTAAAATCTATATCTTCTTCACGGTCAATAGATCCGTCTTCACGATATTCAATTCTTTTACAGTTAACATTATCAAGATAAATCAATTGCTCTTCAACAGAGTCAAAGAATTTACCTCGATTGTGTTTCTTAACACCAAATGATATCTTAGTAAAATTTTGCTTATTAGTTTTTTCATAATATACTTTAGTTCCATCTGAAAATGTTATATGCGGATTAATTCCATCTTTACCAAACTTAGGTATAATGAAATCAGTCTTATAATTATAACAATTACATTTAAATCTCATACCATTGTGTATAGTTTCAATAGTATAAAAGTCTACACCTGTAGACAATGCAACCTTAGCACCTAAACCAAATGCTCCAAAATTTTCTGCAGTATTTCTTTTGGTAGAGTATCCTAGTTCAAGAACACCTTCAAGTCTTCTCTTACCTATACCTACACCATAATCAATTACTGCAAACGTGTCACAAAATCCAACACCAGGCCTTTGTTCATATAAAACATCAACCTTGTTGTTGTATTGATCCAAATGATTTAAATCATAGTAACTAGGATCAAAGTTACTATCTTCATATGCTTCTCCATGTCTTTTAACGTAATAGTCTTCAACTTTTTTCTCTCCTTTTAATATCTCTATAGCTATTTCTTTCTCACGTTGAGAGTCACATGCATTTGTAACTAACTCTCTAACAGTTGAAGGAATAGGTGTAGAATATTGAGTAGATTGTAAAATATCAAAAACCATTTTTTCAGCTCCTTTATTGATCCGCTTAGCGATTCCTTCAGAGCCCCTAATTTCTTTGTTAATTGTTTTTATACTCATTTTTTAATTTTTTTATAAGTTCAACAGTTTCTTTAACTTGCTTTTGATTTTTAGGTAAATATAAAGTACAATCCTCCATGTCATTTTCCATTAAATACACTTTAAATAATTTCCATTTAATAGGAAACACATCATTTGCGTATCCTTTAACTTCTATTATCCATTTGCCATCAGGATCTACAAAATCTGGCGTATATGTTATTGCTCTTACCTTTTTGGTATTATTTTTGTATTCTCCTTTACTTGGCTCATAACTATCCATTATGGGATAAAAGCCTGGTAACAATGTGTATGTGTTTTTTTCATACATAGATTTAATTTTTGCAGCTTCTAATTGTTTATAAGTAAATACTTCTAATTTAGATCTAAACTTGATCCCTTTATATGTTTTAGCAGTTGCATTTTTAATTTTTCCCTTAGAACGGGAGTTCCGACGCTTTCTCATAATTTTTAATACTTTTAGTTATGTTCTCAGACATAAATTCTTCAGCTATATCTATATTATAGTTTTTAATTAAATCTGATAAATCTTTACTTTTATATGATTCTTCTATACATATATTTTGAACATGATCTGAAAAATATCTTTCTTTAATTTTATTTGCCATAGTCTGGCCAGGATTATTTTCATTTTCAAAATCATTATCATAAAGTAATATAATACATTCAAATTTACTTCTAAGATTTTTTATTAATTTCTCTTCAGGCATTTGCATTTCACTTTGTAATGCAATTGCTGGATGGCCCATTTGATATAAACACATCACATCTTTTAATGATGATGTTATTATAACATATTGAGTGTGCCAATCAGCTTCTAACTGTTTCCAGCCTTGAATCTGTTTAGCTGTCGTATTACTCATCCATTTAACTTCAGAATAAGGAGAATAGATTTTATACTTTGTTCCATATTTATATGCATATGTAATATTATTACAGTGAAATCTATTTTCATTAATCCAATAATGACTAATAGGCTCTACATTAAAATGTTCTAAAGTAAATTTAGATATACCAAAAGGTGCCCAAAATGCAGCATCTTCTTTATTCCATGGACGTCTTTTCTTCTTAATAATAGTTAATGGTTTAGTTTCAATTTTCTTATTGTAAGTTAAACCCATATATCCCATAGTAAATTTAATTTCATTTTTTTTGGAAGCTAATCCAAGACTGAAATCCATATCTATTATTCTAAGAGCACTATAGAAATCACATCCATATTTCTCTTGTATGAAAGAAAAGCAATTAAAAGAATGTTCTGTTTTACCAAAATCTTTATATAATAACCGTTTGTTATAAACAATTATTGCGACGGTAGGATTGTGATCCTCTCTAAGAGGACTACAAAACTTTTTACCTAATTTTTCAAATTGCGGACAATAATATTTAAATATATCATACTCAGCTATCCTGCTAAGTATAATATCTGTGTGAAGATGTTCTTCACTACTTCTGCTTTTTATTGCCATAATATTAATATAAAAGTATAAGGACGAGTAAGCGCCCTTATACTATGTTCATTTAAATTTTCTAGTTGTTCAAAGTGGTCAGCCTTCGGGGACCAACTAGAAAAACATCTTACTATGTATCATTAAAACTATCCCCTAATAATAAAAGGGGAGCTCTCACATGCTTAGTTGCTACCTGCAGGTCGCTTTTATTCAATCCTTAGAATATAACCAACAACTTACATGTACGACTGAGTGAATCACCGCTACTTACGTCGAGCACTCCCCTTAGAACAAAGAACCGTAATTAGTTTCACAAAGTATAACAGGAATGTTAATAAAAATTACAACTTTGTTCTTG